TGTCCCAGTTGTGCCAGCTGGCCGCCGGTGTGCAGATGGCCTTGATGCAGTCTGCGGCGAACGTGTTCCGCAGGGCGTCAATCTTTGACGTGTTGCTTTCGGTCGGCATCAGCAGACCGGCAATCGTGAACTCGAGGTCGTAGGCCGTTCGTGGCGGGTTGCCCGGTGCGGAAAGCTCGTCGTTTCTGGTCAGCGGTCCCTGCGTCACAATCAGCTGATTGTTCTGCGGCCGAAAGCCGTCGTAACGAATCGGCCGAGCCACCTCGGAAACGGTTAGCTCGTAACCGCCAACAACGGTAATCAGCGCCAGCCTCGTGGCCAGTTTCTGTGCAATCTGTTCGCTGATCGGGGTTGCCACGGTTTCGCCTTATCCGTTAAGAGCCAAAACAATCACGCCGGCGTCGTCGCTTAGCTTGCGTGTTACGGTCATGCGGGTCGTTGCCGTGTCATCAACGCGGCGTTTAACGTCAACGCTGTCTTGGCCACGGTTGACCTCGTTGCTCAGCACGCCGCTGGTTGCGTGCCGCTTGATTCGGATGACCATCTCAAACAGCATCGGGTTCCCGGCTTGGTCGAAAATAGCCGGAGGGTTACGCTCCAGAATGGCGTCAATGGAGCGTGAACCCCCTCCGGCAAAATAATAGACGACCGGCTCCGCGAACTCGGCGAGTAGTTGCGGAAACGCGGCCGTCTGGAAACTCTGATCAAACCGACTCGCCACGGTTGCTGGCTCCAATCACTAGGTGGTGATGTTGCTCAGCAAGTGGCCAGCCTGTGCGTACAGCACAACTTCGTCCACGTCGTGACGGACGCGGATGATGTTGCCTCGGACGATTTCGTCCCGGTAGCTTTCGACAGTGCCGCCAGGGCTGCTGCCGTCTTCCGACCAGTGGAACATCCGGCCGATGCAAGGCTCGGCCATGTCGGCCGAGGTTGCGACGCGGCAGACCATTGCGTACTCGTCCGACCAGATTTGCGAGGCCGCAAACGTTTGGCCTTCCTTGGCGCTGTTTCGGCTGGCTCCGGCCACGATGACGAAGTCGAGACCAAACACCGATGCCAGTTGTGCGGCAGTGATGTCCGATTGCTTGGACGGGTCGCCAGCACCATTGGATTCAATGGCGTCGATGACTTGAGCAGAGCGTCGCAGGTTGCGGAAGACCTTCTGGTTGATGATCAAGGCGTTGGCCCACAGGCCGCTGCCGTCCCAAACCTTCTTGACCGCAGCGTCAACATCGGTGATCGGCACGGCGTTGACCGTGTCATCCCATTCGTGGGTGATGCCGGTGGTCAGGCTGGCACCGTTCCATGTCGTCGTGTTAAACACGGCGTCGGCGACCCGCTGCTCGGCGTTTCGCAGAACGGCGGAAAATGCTCGCAGGGTCGACACCTGCTCGGCGTCGAAGTACTCGCGGTACATCTTCGCTTGGCGGTCGTCAACTGGCTCTTCTGCACCGTGTTCTTCGCAGGCGAAGGTTGCAGTGCTGAAGGTGAAGTTGCCACGGCTGTAACCGCTGCCGGGTGATCGGTTGGTGGTCCGCTGCTGCAGCAATTGCTCGACAGGGATCACGCCGAAAACACCAGCTTGGCTGGCAACATCAATGACGGGGAAGACCTGCGAGGCGACGTAGCCGAGGCGGTCGCTTTCGAGGTCGAACTCCAAAAAGCTGGCCAAGTCTGGCCGCAGTGTGGTCAATGCACTGGTAGGTGCGGGCATGTGAGATCTCCTTTTTCAGTTTTGGGTATTAGGCGTCGACGACGTAGCTGAGAAGCACGTCGATGTGAGTGGCGGTTGCGAGGTCGCTACCGTCCTTGATGATGGTGATCGCAGTGTTGGCATCGTTGGCAACGAACGACAGACCGCCAGCCAATGGCAGGCCGTTGGTCGCCGTTCCGATTCGCAGCAAGGTGTTCTGGGTCAAACCACCCACCTTCGCGTCCATCAGGGTTACGGCGGACGCTGACTGCGTAGCGCGAACCAGAACGCCGGTTGCCGTTGCGGCATTGCCGCCGATGGCAATCAGCGACAAGTCCACCAGCCGGTAACTGCGGCCGGGAATCGCTGGCAGCAAGGTCGAGCCAGCGTTGACGTTGGCCGTGGTTACTCGCGTTCGCAGGTGCTGCACGCTTCCCATGTTGCCGTCGACCAAGACTTCGATGACATCTCCGTCGGCAGTGGCGGCTTCCAGTGCGATGCCGTAGCGGGCAGAGCCGCTTGCACCGACCTTGCCTGCTGCAGACAGATAAACCGGATCGCCGACCGTGATCGCAGCGTTGGCCACGCACTTGCGGGTGCCGGTCGCGCTGTTCAGCCGGACGCCGACCTGCTCATTGGCGGCCGTTGCTGGGTCTTCCATCGTGCCGATGCCCCAGTCGTTTGCCCCTGCCAATGCCAGCGTGTTGCTGGCAGTAAGGTACACTCGCAGGTGCTGACCGATTGCAGCCGAGGCAGTAAAGCCTCGGACTGATGCTTCTACGTATTGACTCATGTTTTCGCTCCTTGTGTTTGTTTACTTGTTGTTTGCTTCGGCGATGACCGCATCACGCAGGCCAGCGTGTTCGCGTGCCGCCTTGCGAGCAGCGTCGGCCTTCTTCAGTCCTTGTGCCGTGTAGGTTGCGACAACGCCTTCCCACTGGGCCTTAGCGCTGGCGACCGGCTTTGAGGCGGTGACAGACGCCACCGGAGCCACGCCAGGACGAGCCTTGGCGGCTGGCATCACGACCATCTTTTCTTTTTCGTCGTCTTCTTCGACTTCGGTGACGGTCATCTCTTGGGCCTTGGCCTTGAGTGCAACCATCTCCTCTTCCATCGCAGCGATCTTGGCCTTGAGCATTTCATTCTCTTTGACCATCTCGCTGTGATACATTTCTGCGACTTGCTCGTCGGTCATCTCTTGGTCGAGTGCGGCGACGATAAAGTCAGACTTAGCCGACGGCCAGCGGAGCTTGATGCTCTTGGTCGTGGCCAGAATCTTTGGATTGCTCATGGGGTTATTTCCTTTCTGAGTTTCCACTTCGCCGCTCGAGTGGCCGCTGGCATTCAGCGACGACTGCACCCGCTCCGGCATGTTTCCTGTGAATCTGGCAACGGCCACGCTCTTGCGGGCAGTCGGCAGAATTGAATCGACGTATCCGCTGGCCTGTGCCTCGCGGGCATCCAGCCAAGTCTCGGCACGCATCGCGGCCTCGACTTCTTCGCGGCTCTTTCCTGTCTTGGTTGCGTAGGCGGTGACCATGCTGTCTCTGAGTTTGCCCAGCAGGTCGGCTTGCTTCTGCAGCTCTTCGCTGTCGCCTTCGGTCACGGTGTAGGGGTTGTGCAGCATCAGGTAGCCGTTCTCGGTGATCTCTACCTTGCCTGCCGCCATTGCGATAAAGCTGGCGATGCTGAACGCACTGGACTCAACAACGGCCCGCACTGGTCCCGGCCATGCGGTGATCGCGTCATGGATGCCCAAGCCGTCGAACACGCTGCCGCCTTCGCTGTCGATGCGAATCACCAGCTCCTGCGACGGATCGCAATCAGCCAGCAGCGACTTGAACGTCGCACTGGTGATGCCGGGATAGCCGATGCTGCCGTAGAGTTTGATTTCATTCATCGGTCAGCTGCTCCTCTGGCGTGTCAATCGTGCCGTCGCTGGCGTCTTCGATGTAAACGTCAATCTTGCTGGCCGGAACGCCGAGACTGTCCAGCTCGAGACGTGCCCGCCGCTCGCTGATTTGCCCGCTGGTCAGTTCCTTCAAAATGTCGTTGATCGCCTTGCGTGCGTTCTGCCAGTTCTTCCGGCCAACGCCGACCATCTCGGCGGTCGGTGCCTGCTCGGCAGCGGTCGATTCGGCTGCGGCATCGGCTGCAACAACGGCCGCCTGCGGGTCTTGCATCGTCATCTGGATGCCGTTTGGCATTGGCAAGCTAATCAGCTCCCGCCAGTGAACGGGTGCGTTGTCCTGAAACTGGCTGTTGATGGCGACGGCTCGCTGCTTGGCCTTGACGATGGCGTAACTCATATCCGCCACAATCTCGTCGGCGATTTCTTCCCAGTCCCGCCCGCCTTCTGCGTGCAGCCGCCGTGGGCTGGTCAGTGCGTTTTGGATCCGCAGGGCATCGCCCTGGGCATCGCTCACCGGGTCGATGTACTGCCACGTTGGAGCGTTCCAGCGATGGCCGAAGATGTCGATGCCGCTGGCCTTTGCTGCGGCCTGCAGTGCCCGGTCCTCGGCGATCCACTGCCGCAGCTTGAACTCGTAGACTGGCCGGTGCAGCCGGTTCTGCAGGTTTGTCTGGTTGGTCTTGAATCCCTTGCGGGCTTCGTCCACCGCGCCACGCCAGCCGCTGAAGTTTGTTTCGCTGCCGTCCATCAGGACCAAGCACAGCGGCAGTCCGAGGTTGACGCCGATGATTTGCAGCATCAGCTTGACATGCGTGAAAAACTCGGCGTTGGGGACGTTCGGGGAAAAGCCCTGCAGCTCCTCACCCTCGGCCCCGATGATTTCCATGCCGGGTCCGATGTTTTCGATGTAGCGGGTTCCCTGTCCGGTCGATTCGGTTTGCGGCAGTCCGTAGCCGTCGGTCGATGGCAGCGGTCCGCCACCGGCAATGGCGTTGCGTTTGCGGAAAATGGCGAAACAACTGACGACCTGCTGCTGTACCAGTTTGGCAAAGTTGATGTCTTCGAACATTCCGGCAACGGAGAAGATCGGAGCTAGTGCCGTAACGCCGCGTGTCTGGTTGACTCGGCGAGGGTTGTAGACGTGGAACAGCACCCGGTCGCCGTTCTCGTCGCGAACACTGATCGGTTCGGCTGTTTCTTTCTGGTTGCCGACAACGGCCAGCACACCGCCCGTTCGTTTGTCGGCACTGTACCAGTACTGCGTGCGGCGTCCGTAGGCGTCGCGAGTAACGCCGAGGAACGTGTTCTCCTGCGGCGTGATGGTCTGGATGCTGTGAGCTTCGATCATCTGCAGCTGGCCGCCAGCCGTGCCCAGCGCCACGATGTCGCCGTCCAGCAGCATAGAACGCATGACGTGCCGCTCAATGTCCTGCCAGGTGAACTCCCCGGCCATGTCGCAGGCGTCGGCATTGCTGCTCCAGTCCTGCCACCGCTGCCATAGCTCAAGGTCAAGCTGGCTGTCACCGGTTCGCACGTCCAGCGTGAAACCGTCCTGCACGATATTGGCAACGGCCCGGTCGATGGTCTGCCCGACGATGGCGTCGTTGCGGTCCATGTCCCGAGCTTTTTCGATGTCGCGGTAGTAAAACTCTTCAGTGCGATAATGAAAATCGGCACTGCCGCCACGAGGAGCCAGTCCCTGGCGTCGGCGGATGAACCGGCTTTCGCGGCTCATGTCGTAGTCGGCACGGATGGCGTCAAACTCCGTAGCCAGTGTCTTTCGCTTGCGAGGCGATGCGGTCATCTGAATCCTTGGCTAATGCCGAAAAACCGAACCTTCGACTTGCTGGCCGAGGCGGTGTCACTGGCCGCTACGAACGACTGAGCCCGAGCCAGCATCTGCATGACCTGCTGGACGTTGCGGGTCAGGCTGCTGCCCTGATTCGACGCACTTGCCGCCACGATTGTCAGCCAGCGATTGGCTGCCGTGATGTAGCTCTTCGCGCGGCTCACGCTGCCGACTTCCTCAAAATCTGAGTAGTCCAGCAAGTCGCTTTCGACGGTTGCGAGGTCGTACGTGGTCATGCCGCAATGGTAGCCGCCGACGCCACTGACGCTGCGAGAAAAGCGGCCGATGAAAGTTACGGATTTTCCGTAGCATTAGCCCGAGATCGTTTCCAGTAGCCACTTGATGGCGTTGGCCGGATTGTTGATGCGGCTTCCGTTGGCCAGCGTTGCCCCTTTGCTGCAGAGCGCCTCCTGCAGTTGCCGCAGTGCCTGCGACTGTCGGCCGGTCAGTTTCCGCACGTCGCACACTCGCGGCAGGTAGCCGAACGCAATCTGTGCCAGCGGAATCGTCAGCGTTCGGCTGGTGACGGCCGGAACTGCCGCCGACTGCGTCAGGACTTCCGCCGCCATGTCGTACCCTCGCAGCTGCTCCACGCCGCCTACTGGTGCCTCGTCAACTGTTGGCAGTTCCATCTTCTTCGACTTCGCCATTATTTCGTCCTCTGAGTTGCAACAAACGCCTGCCCGTGCGGCGTACTGGCGACGATGCCAGGACGACTTCGCTGGGCTGGTTTCGCTTCCGATCTTGCGATTGCCTTTTGCATCTGGTCGGCGGTAACTCGCGGAATCAGCCGCACGCCGAGACACCCAGCCGCCGCACAGGCCAGCGCCGCCGAGTCCAGATAGTGATTGTTCTTTGATAGTTCTTTCCACTTCCGCACGACGCCCTTGCCCGGCACAAACTGCTCCTCACGCATCTCGGCCACGATGTGGTGGGAAAATGCCATGTGCCGTTTCTTGTCGTGCCCGATGTACAGGCTGAGACTGCCGTCGTTAAACTGGTGGGCCTCGTTAAATGTGGCGGTCAGAAACCGCTCTTGCAGCCAGCCCTTCCAGTGTTCCACGTCGATGATGTACAGCCAGATGCGTTCCTGCGGCTGATGGTTGGCGAAGACGTGATCGAACAGTCTGCGGGTTGGCGACTCGGTGCCGTGGTGAAACTTGCTCGAGGCGTAGCCCTTGCTGGCCGCAAACGGCGTCCCGCCGACTCGGCGGATGAACTCGTAAACGGCTGGCGAATAATCGCCTGAATCGACGAGGCAGAAGTCCGGCGGGTTCTTGGCCATGATGTCCGTTCGCCACAGCAGCAGGCTTTGCAGCAGGGCAATCTCGACCGCCTGTGCATCGGTCGCCGCCTGCATGCCTGGCGTCTCCATTACGCCGTAGTCGATGACCACGCCCGTCGCATTGCCGAACCATGCGATCTTGGTCCAGTGGCTGTAGTATTTGCCGAGGTCCAGCCCGACCGTGATCTTCACGTCCTCCACCTTTGGCAGCTCGTGCTGCTCCAGTCCGCTTACCCGGCTGGCGACCTTGTGTGCGGTCAGGCCCAGCGTCTCGGCCTGCTCCTCTTCCGGCGGTGCGTTCTGAATTTCGGTCAGCACGTAGTTGAGGCCGTTGTCGCTGATCAGGTTGTAGATCGACTGCAGGGCCGTATGTTCAATCTGATTTCCTTCTCGTGTCATCGCCCGGCTGTATCGCTCGGGGTTCAGCACCTCGCTGCCGCGTTCCATGTCTTCGCGGTTGGCCAGATAAAACGCCGTGGCATTCAGGCCGCACCCGTCGCCGTTTCGCTGGTCGTCTTGGCGCTGGTCAATGTACTGCTGCCAAAGGTCGGCACGCTCCGGCCACTGACGCACGCCGCTGTACCTGCGGCCGTTCCAGCTCGGTGCTTTCGCCTGGTTGGTCAGTTTCTCGGCAAGGCAGCGGTTGTTTTGAATGGTACACAGCACGACCCGGCTCAGACGCTTCCGCCCGTCGGCCAGTCCCGCCACGTCACGGTTCAGAATCACGTCCCGCGTCTCGACTTGGTTCTCGTGGAATGCACTCTCCCGTGTCTCAGGGTCATCGACCAGCACGAAGTCAGGACGGTTGCCACGGATGTTGATGCCACGGATGGCGCTGTCCATTCCGGCCCACGCCATGCAGACGGACGAATAAATGCTCACGCCGCCCTCGTGCCACGGCTCGCCTTTGATGGTTGGCGGCAGTCCGTCAATCTTGGGGAAGACGACCTGATTGCTGGACCACTGGATTTCGGTCGGCTTGCCGTTGTGGCTCTGCTTGGCCGCACGCTGCGGAGTTCCCTCCAGTGCCGCACACGGCACGCACAGCTCGGGGAAGTCTTCGATCAGCTTTTCATTGCTGTCGAAGTGCCGCCGAATGTCGTCGAAGATGCGGCTGGCGAACGTGCCGCTGGCAGCAATGACCAGCGGGAACCGCACCAGCCCACGGCAGATCAGGTAGACGATCATTGCCTTGGTTATCTCCGTCTTGCCGTCTCCGCGAGGTGCAGCGATTGCTTGGTCGCCGCCGAACTCCGCAACGTCGACGATCAGCTGAATCATCTCCTTTTGGTACTCGGCAAACGGCGACCAAAACCGGTCGGGAAAGTAGTACTTTAAGAACGCCACCGGGTCGGCCAGCAAAGCTCGCCGTCTCTGCAGGTCGACCGGTGGCGGAATAACGATGCTGTTTCGCTCAAGCTGTTTCCGCTCGGCGTAGCGTGCCTGTTTCGACTGCTGCTCGCCGCTGTATTTCATCGCTGTTTTAATCACTGACCTTCGCCTTGGTCTGTGCCTGTTTCGCTACTGAACCCGCCGCCATCATCATCGTCTTCTGCGTCAGACGCTCCGACCATGCGCTAAGCCCTGAGTGCTGTATCAAGTGACGCCAACTGACTACGGCTAAGTTCCGCCGATTGAACACAAAGCGAAACAGCGGAATCGTATCCAGCCCCAGCCGTCACATGCGAACTGGCCGAGTCGTTGTCGCTGTTGGATGCGTCTCCCCAAACGCCCGAACCTGAACCGCTTAGAACCGACTGCTGCCAGAGGTTGCGGAGTTGCGTTATCGTGGTTGCGGTCAGACCTGCTGCGGTCAGTCTTGCCAGCCCAGCAGCTCCGGTCAGCGTCACGTAATAATTGGCGTCGATATCAGCGACCAGCGTGCCCAAGTTTGTCGGGTACGCTGCGTTAAATGCGTAGTCGCTGTAGCAATCATCATCGAATGAAATTAGCACGTTATCGCGAACCGTGTAGTTGTTGCCGCCACCGCTGGCTGTCGAGCCGCCCTGAGTCCCGCCAAGCAGAATGCAGCGGTCAGCGACGATAGTATTGCCTTCGATGTTTGGATTCGGCCCAAACGCCAGCACGCTCGCTTGACACAGATTGTTTTCAAACTGTATCCCGTCGCCCCACAGATAAACTTGGTGGACGTTGGTAGTGTCGCCGAGCTGAGCGACGCGGAAGTAGTTGTCAGTGACAACCGCTCCGTCGGTGTTGGCAAACAACGAAAACACGCCAGCACTCAAAACCGGCTGCGTCATGTCGTTGTCTGTGATTGCGATTGAAGTAAAGTTGATTCCCTTGGCGTTGTTGACTGCCCGTGTCGAGGCTTCCGTGATTTCCTGCCCGACGCCAATCCAGCCGGACGTTGTATTTCCGGACATGACCAGGCTGGCAGTGGTCGATGTACCCGGCGACGGAGAGTAGATAAACATCGCGTACCCACTGCTGTTAGTGTAGGTAATCGTGTTGTTACGAATCTCTATAGGTGAGGTTGAGTTGCTGGCGATGATCCGCAGTTGATTAACGACGGTATTGTTATCAATCGTAATCTGTGAGTTTTGCAGTTTGACGCTTGCCCCAGACAATACGGTCGTGCCGCCAATTGCGGCCGTGGAGCTGATAACTGCTCCGTCGATGTCGATATTCGTGATTGAACCGACCACCAGATTCGCCCACAGATTCCATCCCGTTATCGTGCAGCCTGACTGAATACGAAGCGTGCCAGAAGCCGGAGCGTTGATTCGGATTCCCTCTTCGTTGAACACCCGTGCGTGGGTGAACGTGCAATTCCCGGCCAGCGTGATGTTATAACTGCCGGTCGAAGTAAACAGAAAAACGACACGGTTACAGGTTACGTCACAATTCTCCACCCGCAGCGTTGCTTTGGCATTGTCCAGCCCAGTAATAAAACGGTCACAGGCATCGTTGACTACGAACGGGCTTGAAGTTGCCGAGCGAACGAGAATTGACCCGCCATTGTGCTGCGGCACTAGCCGAATATGGTCAGTCGATTGCAGTGGACCGGATGGCACGACGTTGACGACAAGATTGGTGTTTGCCGTCCATTTATTAACCAGTGATTGATAGGTAGCGTGATAGATGGTCGCAAACGGTGCCGACTGCGATCCGTTGTTGGAATCGCTTCCACTCACCGGGTCCACCCAAAACTGAATCACGCTTTGACCACCAAGCAACATCAATAAACCCATTAGGCAATTCCCCAATAGGTCTTCTGGTTGGCGTCAATGGCGGCCCGGTTGGCAGACTGGTCAGACTTCCACAGAATGAACTCCGAGTAATAGCAGACTGGCGAGAATGTCGTACCTAAGTTGTTCGCTAAAAATCGTCGGTTTGTCGTTGTCCAATCTGCTACGTTGGCAAACGTGCCAACAACTCCCGCCTGAATCAATGCCCCGGTATGCAATGCCGTGTACAAGTCGCCTCGTGTCGAGTAAGAAACGGCCGATTCATTTTTGCGAACACTGGAAAGAGTGAAAGACGTTGCTAATGTGGTGCTTGAGCTAGATTGCTGCGAATATACCGCCGCCGCTGAATTACTTACGCTTCCGATTAAAGCACATGAAGTCTGGGCGGTTGGAATCCCAAACACCCCAAACCAATCACACGCCGAGTTTTGCGTCACAATCGGGTAAGCCAGCCCGATGTTGCTGTTGGCGGTCTGATTGCTAATCGTGACCTTGCCGCTGTAGGTTTCGAGTGCCCCGCTGGCAACAATTCTGGGCTGCAATGCGTCGGTCGCCTGTGTACCGTTGGCACTTCCAACTTGGTCATACCACGTTTTAACAAACCCATCGCCAGCACCGCAAAACGACAACAGCGATGCCGTGTCAATTAAACCGCCAGAAAAATCAATATCCTGCTCTGTGCTGTCGCTAGAACGTCGCACACGCAAGCAGCTGCCAGCGTAAGCAGTTCGCAATTTCCGCAGACTATAGGCACCTGCCGAACCAGTGTAGGTGTCCAGCAGTGGCGGAGTTGTCGGCGTTGATGCGCTTCCCAGCAAAAGCAACAGTCCCATCTACTTAGCTCCGTATTTGGCGACCAACTGACCACGGCATCGGCCGCACCACGCTGGCCCAGTTCCGTTGATGTTCATGACGCATCCCTTGTCGGGACAATGGCCCCACTTGTCGGCGGCTGGACTGGCCTTGACGCCGAGGAAGTGCCCGACCTCGTGCTGGACGCAAATCCCCGCCACCGTAGCCGTGATTGGCCGAGACTGCGACAGGTAAATCTTGCCGTCTCCCATGTAGACGCCGATGGCGTTGTAGGTGACCTGCTTCATGAAATAGAACCGGACGTTCGGCTTGCTGCTCGACTCGACAAACTTCGCCCCGCTAACCTTCGACAGGTCCGCCATCGCCTTGCGGATGATGCCGACCGTCTGTGCGTTGTTCATCCCCTTGAAGGCAAAGCCGGGGTAATTGCCGTAGACGAGCTGGAACTTGAACTGGCGCGGCTTGGCCTTAGCCGCTGCCATCAGCTGCGGCTGGTCGCTGGTTTCGATTTCGCATCCGCAGAAGGCTTGCATTAGCCGACTTCTCGGAAATGCAGCGTCAGCGTTCGCTCAGCACCTTCAGCACTGCCAGCGACGAGCTTGATAAACGGGGCACAAACAAACACCCGATGGTCCAGCGGAACCGTCACGCTGGCCGTAACTGTGATTGAATAAGCCGACGCACCGCTAACTTCGCGGATTGCCGTATACGTGCCTGCCTCCGTCGTCGCTCGCTGAAACGTCAGCGCCGTGCTGGTCATCGTCGCCGGAAACGTGACGGCAACAAGCTGCGTCGTGCTGAAACTGCTGACGAGGCCGGTGTCCACTGCCGCCGTCGTTGTGCCGTTGTTGGCAATCGTGATCGTCTTATCGTAAAAGGCCACAGCTTACTCCTTTGAATCTAGTCGGTCGTTAATTTGTGTAATCCGCACCCAAAGATTTTCCCGGTCTTGGCGGCAGGTGATGACCTCTTTTTTCAGTTCGTCGAACTGCGTCACGAACCAGCGAAACATCCAGGTCGTCGCTCCAGCCAGCGAACCAACGGCAACGGTCAAGGCTCCAATCAAGCTCAAATCAGTCACGGCGATGACCTTTCAGGAAATGACTTTCGGTGTCGGAAAACTCATCCCGTCCGGTGCGTAACCGATAAACACCGTCCAGCGGGCTCTGAGAGCCTCCTTGACGCTGTCAATCGTCCATTCGTGGACGCCGTCGCCATTCCACCGCGTCCCCCACGAATTGATGTTGACGATGTTTCCGCTGGCTCGCCGTTGCCAGAACACCGTCGAATGTCCGCCACCGGATCGGGATGAATAATTGGAAACAACTTCTTGGTCGCAGGTGCTGTTCCAAGTCAGGCCGGTTTGAATCGGCAGTCCGGAATCCAGCCACGCCAGCATGGCGTCGATGTCCTTGAGTGGCTTGGTGGCCTGCAGCTTGAAATTGAATTTGCCGTTTGCACTTGGCGGCATGGCTGGGTTGTATCGCTGCGGATAAGGCCAGTCGGACTCAAGGCATATCCCGTGCTGGGTTGCGACCCACTGGCCGCCGCTGAGTGTGCTGCCCTTGTCGCCGCTGATGCCGTCCTTCTTCTGTGCCAGATAGTAGCCCGCCGAACGGCTGAACGTCTCGTGCCGACCAGTCGCCAAGAAGTAGCAGATGCTGAACACCTGCGCCAGTGCGTTTCCGGCACAGCTGCCCTGCTGGCCTTGGTCAAACACCTTCAGCAGGCCCAGCGGGTCCGCCTGCGTGTTGAACTTGGGGAAGGCGTCCCGGTAGTGCTGCAGGACCAGCTCGGCCTCGCTGCCCCGGTCCTCCAGTTCGTCCAGGCGTTCCCAGTCGAAGGCGTAACCCATCCGGCCCGGCGTCATGTCTTTAGTCGGTTTGCTTTTGCTCACTTGGCCCGTGCCTCCAGTGCCGTCGCCACTTCCGTCAGTGCTTTGAACCAGTCCTCGCGGCTGAAACTGCCACGCTTGGCCTGCGAGGCCTTCATCGCCTCATCCAGATTGAGCTTCCATTTTCCCCACGCCTCACATTTGCCTAAGTCGCTGCACTGACGACCGGCGACCGTAGCGCCAATGTCCGCCAGAATCCTGTCCACGGTTGAGAGTCCGCCAGTGCCGAACAGCTTGCCAGCCCCGTCGCGGTACACCTTGGCAAACTTGGTAGCGTTTGGAATGTCGGCTGGTGCCTGCTGGTAAGTTAAAAGGCCGACGCCGTAATCGTTGGGGACGACTTCCGGCTGTGGCTCCGGATCCGGCGTCGGCTCGGGAGGTTTCGGTGGGGTTGGCTTTCCGCCGATGTCGAATTTGATTTCAGCGTCGTCGATGCCTTTGTCGGGGTCGAATACCGTTACCTCGACCACATACGAACCGGCACCGGCAAACAGGTACACATTATCAGCCAGCTTTTCAGGCTCGACCCGGTTGCCGCTGACCCGTGCCTTAACCCGCTGGAACTTGTAATCGCTGCGGACCTCGAGCAGGACGACATCGGTAACGCTTACGTTACTATCATCGCCGACGAGGATGCGGTTGCCCTGCACCTGCGGATTGGTCACGCCCAGCAGTGCCTTCTTGCGTGTGACGGTCGTCTCGACCTGTGCCTGCACAAGGCCGCAAAGCAGCAGGCAGGCCGTAACGAAAAAGGCGGTTGTTTTGTTACGCATTACACCACCGAAAAGGCTTTGAGGATCAGCAGCACGATTTCCAGAACCTTGGCCCAGTCGACCTTAGACCAGTCGATGTTGGCCTGATGCGTTGCCAGCTTATTGGCGACTTCCTCTTCAATGCACGCCGCAAAATCGGGGTCGCGTCGGCAACGCCGCGCCAACCACCGCAGGCCGATTCGCCGGTGCAGCGGCTCGTTCTTTGCCTTGTCTTCCAGCAGTTCAGCGAACGTCATCTTGCCCTCCGTGAATTTCAGCCAGCACGCTCAGCATGCCCGTCAGAATCAACGCCAACAGCATCAGCCCGACCCACTCGCTGCTCATCGCTTCGGTTCCACGTACTTCGGCGAGACTTTAACCAGCAGCAGCGTTTCCAGCATCGGCCACCGCTTGGCCAGCAGGCCTATTCCGGCATTGGCCAGCCCTGTGAGGATGATAATCATCGCTGCCTCAACGGCCAGCGACTGGTCAGGCGTAAACGCCAAGCCCAGATACTGCAGCAGGAATGCAGCCAGCCACGCCCAGACGCTGGACGCCGCCACACGCACGAACCTCGTCACCAAGTCACTCATTCAAACCACCTTCGCCGCTGATGCGGCTTCACATACTGTTCGTCGTAAAAACCTCTTAGCCACGCCAGCCGCCGCATGTTTCCGCCTTGACCTGGCGGATGCGGACAGGCCGCTGATGACTGGCCACTCAAAAACGCTTTTCTGCCCTCTGTCTCGTCCGCCTCATAAGTTAAAAGCGGGCTGCCTTCCGTAGCTTGTTTGGCCATCCGTCAGCCCTCCCGCTGTCGCACTGTCTACCGGTTGAGAAGTTGCCGGACTCGACCGGCAAGTCCTGCACGAATCGGGGCTGTGACGCTGTGAACGGTGCCTGCCACGGTTTTCACCTTCTTCTTGGCCCAGACGCTGCCGCCACTGACCACACCACAAACTTTGCCAGCGGCGTTGACCACTGGACCACCCGAATCGCCAGGAATCGCATAGCTAAACAGCACCATCGACTTTTCGCCGACCGCTGCCACCTTGGACTTAAAGCACCGCAGTCCTTGACCGCCGCCAAACCCGCAGACACGAACCTCGTCGCCTTCCGCAGCATCGACGACTTCGAGGACACTACAGCCGCCCGGCATGTTGCAGTTCAGCACAGCCACGTCGGCCTCACGGTCACTGCCACGCAGGGTGGCCTTGTTGGTGCTGCCGTCGT